TCATCTAGCGGGTTACCGCGCATGACCCTGCCCATCTGCTGTATGTGCGACGAGAGAGACTTGGAGAATGGCCGCGCACTGACGCCGATCATTACGTCCGGCACATCAAACCCCTTAGTCAGAATGTCAGTTGCGATCAGCCCATGTATCTTTGTGTCCGGCTTTGAGAAGTCTGCAATCACCTGCTTTTTAAACTCATCGTCATCTTTGTAGCTTATGCAAATGAAATTAAATCCGCGCTCTTGAAACTTGCGGGAGAGATCCACGCCATGACTGACGCCGGCACAGAACACAATCGTCTTGCGCGGCATACCAAATATTTCGTGAGTCTTTTTAATCCACTCGGACACAACATCGCCAGTGATCTTGATGCCACGCTCAGACGTTTCTGCCTGCGACCACTCGCCTGCTACTTTCTTAGCGCCTTCCATGTCTATTTCTTTGGCCAAGAAAACACGCAGCGGAACTAATACATTGTCATCCACCAATTGCTTGGTCGTTACCGGACTGATGACGTTATCGTATATCTTGCCGAGACCTTTGGTGAACGGCGTAGCCGTCAATCCAATCACGCGAACGTCAGGATTATTCTTGATGAACTCTACTGTTTGATCTCTTGTTGCGTGACACTCATCTACGATCAGAAGATTCAATCCTGGGAACGAGCCGCGCCGCTCTAATGTCTGAGCCGAACAGACCTGAATGTTTTCATGCGGACGATAACGCCAATGGCCGGACTGCAAAACGCCATGCTCGATAGAATACTTCTCTAGCCGCTTGCTTGTCTGATCGCATAGAACGATACGATCCAGTAGCATTGCCGCCTTGTTGCCTTTATCTTTTGTGGCCTTCATTAGTGCTATGGCCATCTCTGTCTTGCCGCTGCCTGTCGGGGCGACTAACACTTGCGCTCGCTTACCTTGAGCAAAACCTAAACGCAATTGCTCAAGCGCCTCTTCCTGGTACGGACGAAGTTGTAGTGACATCTCTGCCTTTCTGTGCCGGCACACATGCCCGCCGGCCTGGGCGTTTAAATTACGTTGCTTTTAGTTTCTTCACGAGAGAATTACACTGGCGCATTAGCTGCGCATTCTCCCGTTGGAGAGAGTCACGAGAATCTGTGACTGCTCTTAATTCTATCTCTAACAGCCTGATCTGTGCGCGTAAATCTTTGATGGTTGACTCGGCCATAGCCTTATCAAGATCGTCAGCATCCATCGCTGCGATAGCCAACTTGTCAGCCAAATCTTCGTTGTCTTGTCGCAACATATCAATCGCTGCTTTTAACTTCTCGGATTCAATTTCCTTGGCTTCCTTCTCAAAATCCTCCTCAACTGTAGGTTTCCCTACAGTTGTTTTATCGCCGCCCTTCTTTACTCCTGTAGGCGTTTTCATTGTGCGAACTTCGCCATCTTTAATGTATTTTGTAGCGCCTTTCTCAATGCCGGACTCTTCTCGCACCTTCTGCACCAAATCAACGCTGCAATGGCAGGCCGTTGCTATGGCCTTGTTATTCCAATCGCGCCACTCTGCATCAGCCAGCATAATCATAATGGCCTTGCGCTTATCCGCTGCTGTGCGCCGCAGTCCATGCTCATCATTGGCGCCGAGCGAATAAAGAATCGCATCACGGATTGTGCCGTTGATAACCGACGCCTCAATACCTGGTGAGCCGACCTTCTGCGTGGCAAAGTATCTGTGGAAACCATCGGCCAGATAGTAATCAACGCCGTCAAAGAATACTGTGACTGCCGGAAAGATCGAGCCAGTACGCATCGACTCCGCATAGTCTGCAACCGTATCCGAATTGATCGTAGCACGCGCCTGAGTGCCACAATCAATTCTAATTTTCTCCAAATTCAAGTGCATTTAATTCTCCTCGCGGGTAAAAAAATATACCACCGCAGTAATAACTAATAACAGCATACCGATACCAACCAGCACGCCACCCATAAACGTCAGCATTGCAAATACTTCCATTATCTATCCCCCAATAATACGCAACAGGTAAGATCATACAGGAACAATGTGCTGCATCTTCATTGAAAAAAACTATCTGTTTTTAACTGTTGATAGATTTGTTGTACAACTCAATGGTCATTGCCATCAGATCCCACTCTGTCATTTTGTATCTTGTGTAGAAACCCCTACTACCTAACCCATGATAGCCAGACTTGCCAACGTGATGCTCTGGGCATAGCGGAATAACCAGCCAATCCGACGCCTTCTGAGCGCCGCCTGCTGCGTCCCGTGGATGGTGCAGGACTGCCGGCGTGTACCCATGCCCTTGCTGATGACACATCACGCACCCGATCTCCGCTACCCCATTCATGTACTGCTTGATAGTTTTCATTTATAGATTTTCATATCGCAATAGTTATTCCATATGGCCATCTCCATCTCAATAGTCTTGTAATCGTGGCCGCAGGTAGCGCACCGCCGCTTTCGCTCGACATAATTAAACTGGCCAACATCATCATAAAAGTGCCTCGTATCTATCACCGCCGCCTTTCCATCCTTGCACTCAGGGCAAAGCATTCTTGCTAACCTTGTGCGTGGTGTACTGGCTAACGCTGTCTTTGGTAACGCAGGCTTTGCATACCCATCGTGGCCGAACCTTGGTCGGTTTCATTGCGCCGCCATCTACCGGCTTAAATGTTTGGCAGCCGCCGCAAAACTTGCGATCATATTCACTCATTCTTTTTTGTCTCTCCCTTCATAGCCTTGGCCAGTTCCGGCAAGCCCCAATCGTCACAAATCTTGGCACACCGATGCCTCTCTTTAATTGTCACCATTTCGGAAAATCTATACATCCAGGCCAGGGCGTCAATGTCCGGTGCGTATATTAGATCCTCTTCTTTCGCGGCTTTCTTGGCCATCCTAAGTATTTCCTTATCCAACTAAATGCTCGACAAGAATTCTAAGCAGCGGAACAAATATGGCTAACCCGAACCAAGCAATACAAGCGATCACAATCCAATTAACAATCTTTGAATTACCCTCTGTGTCGTAAGCCATACTTTCATTCCCGCTTTTACTTAGAATATCTTGCATGAATATGTCGTCACTGGTTATCTTTGGTTTTGCATACGGCACATAGTGCGCGCCGATCTCTATGTTTGGCTCCTTGATGAACTGTCCATCTCTCAACATAATTCCTCCTTACTTGCCGGGCTTTAGCCCGCTGGTATGGTCAATCAGACCATTAGCAATGATTACCCCATCAAATGAAATTGCATTGGCCGGATCGTACTGGCGAATCGTTTTCTCTACGTCCCGTAGCGCCTGCTTGTATCCTGCGTTAAAAGACTCCTCGCCTTCCAAGATCATAGTGATCGCATCACGCACAATCGACGATGCCTTGCGCCCCTTTGCTGCTTCCTTCAGCTTTAGATATACCGACTCAGATAAATGTACCGAGTACGGGATTAGTTTTTTGCCTGTTTCCATGTATTGAACTCCGTTTTCATTCCGATTAACTTGTCGATGGCCTGTTTGTTTTTAGCAATGTCAGACCTGCTGTCTACGCGTAAATATGTTTGCATCCAATCGGTTGCCTCTGCCTCTGACTTGTCGAATATCGCTGACGACTCGTCAAGAAATTCCCAGAACATTGGATCTCTGCAAAGCATACCGGCTACCCTAACCATATCCCTGCCTAGCTCCGCCTCCCTGTTCATGGGGCGCTCTTCCTCCGTCAGCCGAACCAAGACTGTCATGTAGCGCGCCCCAACAAAATCGCGCAGGATCTCTTCCGGCACCTCATCGGGATGGATTCTCAGAGTAAGTACATACCCTGAGTTATCCTGTTTCATCGACACCTTTACTGATTCAAATTGGCTGGTTTCCATCAGCTTATATCCTCAATCCTCATTACATACTTGCCCTTGCTGTTCTTGCGCCAGCCGTGGACTTCAATCCTGATGCCGGCGTCCCTGACCTTGGCCACCGTATCAGACTCTTGGATCTTCTTGATCCTAGCAGCCACGCCAGTGCTAGTGACTTGCACCGCCAGCACCTCATCCTTGCGTATTGCCAGAATATCCGCCCATCCCCACAAGTCCTGGCGAATACGTTTCCACGGGTTCCATTTCTCTACCACCTCGCAGTGGTATCCCTGTTCCCGCAGAAACTCTAAGCTCCGCTGTGTCGGCGACTTGGTTGCCATCAGAAGGGCAAATCGCCTTCATCAAGCACCGGTGCCGGCTGCTGCGGTATTGGCTCGACTTGCTCTGGTTTCTTGTAGGTGTTCACCTTGATTGAAAACCACGGTCCGTAGTTGCCATCCTGTTGCCATGCGTCCAGCTTAATAACAATGTCGTCACCCTCAATCTCATTAAGCAGAGTGCGCAGGAATGAACGATCAAATGACATCTCACCGTACATATCGGGCGACTTAGGATGGATCTTGTTCTTGCTGTAATTCAGTCGGCCACTATTCGGATACTTGTTCATTTAGCTTTTCCTTAAATTGTTTGAATTTATCTAACACCATATCGAAACTGGGCTTGTCGTCTGCCTTCAGCCTGTCGAAGATCACTCGGTTAACCTTAAAGATACTGGTCACATCATCCGGCGTCTGCGCCATCTCCAGTGCAAAGTTAGTTACCTTTAAGACCGACACTGCCCAATCATCAATCGTGGTCTCTGGCTGCGTGGATACTTTCAACTGCCACTGGCCTGCACCGCCCTCAAGTTTCTTGGCTGGCGCTGCTGCTACTGGCTGTACCACTTTTGGTACGGGTACTGGCGGCGGGGGTGCTTTCGGTACTGGCGGGCGGGTCGAGTTTGCGTCGTCATCCTCTGGCGCAATACCGCAGGCTGCCATCAAGCTATACCGGCGAGCGTAGGTCAACGCGCTACCAAAACCCTGCGGATCTGCCTTTGCTGCCGGCACGAACAACCAGCCAGAAGATATTTGCTCACCAGACTCATGGATAAATACAGTCTGAATCTTGACGCCATCAGGATGCTCGTCCGTTAACTGCATCAGGAAGATGCCGTTATTGTTTAGCCCATCTACAACCGCCTCGATACACGCAGACAGATCCGCATACTTTGTTCTGAAGTGCGGGTTAGTGCTGGTCTTGAGCGCAGGGCCGAACTCCCTCTGCGCCTTCACCAGTGCTGCTGCTACTTGTTTCATTCAATCCCCTTAGAAACAGTTGGTTGTGCAGTTGCTTCCGTAGCAACACGTAGTACATGTAACGTACCGACCGTTGTAGCTGTAGCTGCTAGTCGTGCAGGTTGCATAGGCCATAGATGCTGCGCTGATTGCCCAAATAGCGATTAGATATTTCATAGTTATCTCCTTAGGATTCGAGGGTTGTACTGCGTTCTTCAACATACTTCTGGTACTGCGGGCAGAACTGGCTGACTTGACAAAACCCAGTGCATCTTGTCCGACCACCTTCTCTGACTTCAATCTCATGATCCTTCAGCGTGGCAACTAAATCCTGTGCCTCTGCTTTAATGCTGAACACTCGCTTGGCTCTGACGCCGCCAATCTTCTTGACTGCGTAGGTAGTGGGCTTCTCCCACATATCTGCCGGCGTACACTCAGGTAAGTCGTGGCCAATCTGTACTGACAGGCTGGCCTCGGAGTGCCGGTGCAACTTATCGCTTACAAACTGCTCTCGCTGCTCATATGTCCACAGAGGAATGTCTAGCGTAACTATCGGTGCCTGCGGGTAGCTCTCCTTGTTTACCGCATCGCGCCGGCTCCAATCACGGACGATCCCGACAATCTGCAAGCCGCCTACCGTATCACCCTTGGCTCGCTCTACCAGCCATGCGTACAGGTTTAGCTGCTCTACCCAATCCTGCTTCTCCTGCTGGACTGCCCAGGCTGACGTTACTTTGTAGTCTTTGATATGGATCTTGCCGTCTACAATCTCTTGCAGATCCAACGCGCCGGAGATATTCCAGCCATCGAACTCGGTGAAGAGCCGCTCTTCTACAATATGATTGTCGCCCTTGCCATGCTGGAGAATGTTATGTACTGCCGTGCCGAACAACGACCAGACCATATCGCTTGCGTCCTGCTCAATCTCGTCTGAATGCTTGGCGCGTAGTTGCACTAGCTGGGGCGGAGATAATAACTCAGTCACCGAGATATGCGCTGCCCCGCGTGAATACTGTGGCCGCTTCAACACATTAACAATCGTATCTGGCAGGCCGAACTTATTAGTTAATATCATTTAAATTCCTTGCCATCAATTTCATACCAAGAATTGAATTTCATGCGCGGATCTTTGCTGATCTCGCGCGCCAGATACCATTGCGCTTTCTTTAAATCCTCGATCCGATCACCCTTCTTGCCGGCGCGGGATATGTACTTGACTACGTTCCCTAAGTTGTAATTTAATTGCTTGGCCTCAATGAAATCTATAGTCTCAATGCCGCCGTCTTTGTAGTGCGTTGGGTTGTTTACGTTATCGCTCATAAGCACCACCACTTAACCCGCCATCTTTGCGATGGGATCTTGTTTTCGTTGCAATCGCATCTTCTAGCGCATCAAGAATTGAAACGGTATCGTGGTCGAGTAAATTGATTTGCCTCTTCCAGCGAGATATGACCATCATCATGTCGTGTAGTAACTGTGATTTCATATCCTCGTCTGATAGCACGTCTGCTGTCATCCGATAACCGCCGCCCGAATGTTGATCGGAAGCTAAACTAACAAATGCACGGATCTGTACGTTCGGCGCCTTATCAATAGTTACCACACACTTTTGAATAAGCTGACGGGCTTGTGTTTTTCTATAAGATTCTGCCGCCTTGGTATCGTCCCACTGAAAATGCTTATGCAGCACGCAATCTGGATCTTTCGCCGCATCTAAAACACTCTCAACTAACAATACGCCACCGTTTTGCCTTGCTAGTTTTTCTAAAAACTTATGTTCTTGTTTCATTGTTCCAAACATATTTCCTCCAGTTATATAAATTGCCTTGCCTGCCTTGCTGAACCACACCTGGCCGCACCTTGCCTTGCCCCTCCATGCCTGCCGAACCATGCCATACGGTGCCTAGCCATGCCATGCCATACCTGCCTAGCCGCGTCCTACCAAACCGTGACGCGCCATGCCATACCTGCCTTGCTTGGTCACACCCAGCCAAGCCTTGCCATACCTGCCGTGCCTTGCCAAACCCCTCCGCGTCGTGCCATACCGAGCCTTGCCGATCCGAGCCATGCCTGCCTTGCTTGGTTGAACCTTGTCATGCCCTGCCTTGCCTGCCTTGCTTTGCCAAACCCAGCCTCTCCATGCCTCACCTGCCCTACCCCACCATACCCAGCCGAGCCAGGCCTTGCCTGCCATACCTACCCTGCCGTGCCTGCCAAACCTTGCCGTGCCAGGCCATGCCAAGCCATGCCGGGCCACGCCTGCCATACCATGCCATACCGCACCCATCCGCGCCCAACCCTGCTGTGCCTGCCAATCCTCTCCAAGCCTCACCTCGCCCAGCCCGAACGCTCCTCGCCTGCCATACCTTGCCTCGCTAAGCCTTGCCCCGCCTCGCCTGCCTTGCCAAACCTTGCCGCGCCAAGCTCTGCCATGCCAAGCCTGCCGTACCTTACCGTGCCAGGCCATGCCAAGCCATGCCTGCCTTACAGTACAAACTTCTTCACTACCTCTTTTTGCCTATCATTAGGAACAACTTCAAAAGTACCGAAGCCACAGCCAGCAGATGCTTTAGAGTCTGGCCGCCCTGCACCAATACCTACCTGACCACCAACCCGAGCGATCAAGTTATAAACGTCTTGCGCTGAAAACTGATCCGCATCAAACCTGACGCGCAACTTGACTGCCCACTCGCGGTACATAGGGCGGGAGCGCACATCCACCACACCTGTAGCATTGCGGGTATGTGCCGTGTAGGTTTCGCTTTTGCCATAAACTCGTACAAGCGGGATGCCATCCTTTAGATCAAACGCATCTGC